CTTAATAACATATTAGAACCAGAAGACGTATCAACTTTTAAAGCAATGACGGAGGAACTTCGTGATACGTGGACAAAGAAACAAATGTTTAGAACAGAAACAGAAATGTCTTTTTCTGTATTAAATGATGCAAAGTATCCAACTAAAGCTGCTAAATATTGGCAATGTGTTAGAGAACAAAATGTATTTTTAGAAAATTTAATGTCTTTATCTTTTGATTTTAGAAGAACAGAAGTAAAAATTAAAAGACTACAAGAAAAATTAGATAAAGAAGAAAACAAATTAAAAAAAGAATTACTACAAATTGATATAGATGAAAAAGTATATGGTAAAGCATCTATGCAATTAGTCGCTCGTGATAGAATGAGAGAAATTAAACTGTGGTCTAAATTTAAAAAACAATTTGATGATGGTTCTTTTGATACAAAAAATGTTAACACTCACCAATTAAATTCTTATCATTTAACAATGAAAAATAAAGCAGAGACCTTAACTCAAGGATCTTCGCAACCAGAAGTGTTTAATGTATTAGGTCAATTACAATCTATTGAAAGAATAAAAAAAGAAAATGGACAGATTGAAACAACTAAAAAACCAGTATTGCCAGGACTTACTTCAAAAGGATAAACGTTTATTTTTTTTAGTTGCAATGCCAAGGTCGGGTAATACCTTGTTTGCATCTATCATGAATCAAAACCCTAGTGTTGCATGCACCGGTAATTCTATTACGTTAGAGATTATTAAAGATTTACATTTGTTAAAAAAAACAGATGTGTTTCAAAATTATTCAGACTATAAATCTTTAGACAATGTGCTTAATGCAGTCTATGACAATTACTACAAAAATTGGCCCCAACAATACATTATTGATCGTGGACCTGTAATGACTGCAGGTAATTTTGAGTTAATAAAAAAACATTATAAACTTCCTTTTAAATGTATTGTTCTTGTTAGAAATTTAATAGATGTATTAGCTTCATATATAAAATGGTTTGAAACTGAACCTACTGCATTTCCCAATAGATTTGCTAATACTATTGAAGATAAATTAACTCTGGTTATGAATAATAAAGGAGCGGTTGCAAAACAATTAGAAGCAATTAAAAATGCCTACAATTATCCTGACATTTGTAAATTTATTAAATATGATAATTTAGTATCTAACCCTGAACAATGTATTAATGAGGTGTATAAATTTTTAGACATACCCTACTTTCAACATCAATTTACAAACTTGCAACAAATAAAAATTAATGGTATATCCTATGACGACACCATAGTTGGAAACAATATGCATAAAATTAAAACAGAGATAAAGAAAGAATATAATCCTTACATAGAAAAAATACCACAACGCATAAAAGAAAAATATGGACACATCAGATTTTAGTTTTATATTTTTAGGACAATCTGTATTAAAATATCAAGTGCCACTTGATATGTATACCGTTATAAATAATATATATGAAGAACGTAGACATGAGTTATATCCTGCTAACAAACAACTTGTAGGCAAAATAGAAAATGAACATTCTTTGTTTTTTGCTGGTGCACCTAATAATAAAATGCAACCCCATAGACATTTACCAGATGATGTTATGCAATGGTTTAAACAAAAATTTGAACATTATTTAAATTGGAATAATATAAGGGGATACAAAATGCATTTAAATTCTTGTTGGATTAATGAAATGAAAGAACATGAATATAATCCAGTGCACGTTCATCAAGGAACTTTATACACAGGTCTATCATCAGTTATGATATTAAAATTACCACAACAAACAGGTGTTGAGTATTCTGCACAAGATAACCCTATAAATGGTAGACTACAAATAATTGGAAATTCATCAGGTCAATTTTGTAATTCAGATTATTCTCCTAATACACAAGAAAGAGATTTTTATATTTTCCCGTACGATGTAAGGCATGGAGTTTATCCTTTTAATGGACCAGAAAAAAGAAGAACTCTATCTTTTAATTGTGATGTAGAGTATGACCCAATAAAAAATAGGACAACACAATGATAATAACAGAACCTAAATGGAAAAGTTGGGTAGTTGAAACTAAACAACCTTTATTTACACCCGAACAATGTCAAAAAATTATAGACGCAGGGCGTAGACAAAAACCACAACAAGCACAAGTTGGAATGAATAGACCCGAGGGGGGTGTTGATACTAAAAAAAGAACAACAACTATTTCTTGGATACCTTTTAAAGAAATGCAGCCTATGTATAAAGAGATTAATAATTTTATACAAAAAGCAAATAAAAATCATTTTGGATTTGGTGACATACAAATTACAGAACAAGCACAATTTACAGAATATCCAGAAGGAGGTTTTTATGATTGGCACATGGACACAGATGTTAATATGCAACACGAACCTCCAGTTAGAAAAATATCCATGACATTATTACTGTCCCCAGAAAATCAATTTGAAGGTGGAGATCTAGAACTTATGTCTCCAGGTAAAAAAGTAAACCTTAAACAAGGTCATGCAATAACATTTGCATCATTTTTAAATCATAGAGTTGCACCCGTAACTCGTGGTGTTAGACAATCGCTTGTTATGTGGTTTGGGGGAGAACCGTTTAAATGATTATTGAAAAATTTTTTCCAACAATAGTGTATGGTAAAGACGTGCAATTAGATAATAAACAATTATCAGAAGATATAACTAATTGGTCTAATAAAGATAAAGGTGTTAATAAAACAAATTATAAAGGTTGGCACTCAACAACAGATATGGGAGAAAAACCAGAGTATCAATTTTTGCTTACAGAATTAATGAAAATGCAACAAGAAGTATATGAAAAAGAACATTTAGATAGGCAACCTAAATTAGGTAATATGTGGGCAAATATAAATCCACCCGGAGGTATGAACCAACCACACATACACCCCAATGCTTTATTTAGTGGTGTATATTATGTTAAGTCAAACCCTAAAGCAGGTCGACTTAAAATATATGATCCAAGACCAGGGGCACAAATTAATATGCCTACAAGAAAATCTGGTGATCCAGGTAGAGATCTATGGAGAGATGCAAACATTGAACCAATACCAGGTAGAATTATTATGTTTCCTGCATGGCTGTGGCACAGTGTTGAACCAAATCAATCTAATAGTACAAGAATATCAGTGAGTTTTAATTTTATACAAGATGGCTTTTAATAAATATCAAATAATCAAAAGTGCAGTTGACTATGAGTTAACTAATTTTATATATAATTATTTTCTTCTTAAAAGAGATGCGGTTAAATTCATGTATGATAATAACATACTTTATGACATAGGTTTGCATGGCACATGGAAAGATAAACAGGTTCCCAATACTTATTCATGTTATTCAGATCATGTAATGGAAACACTATTAATGAAAGTATTACCAGTTATGCAACAAGAAACAGGTCTTCAGCTAATACCTACATACTCATATGCTAGAATATATAAAAATGGAGACATATTACATAAACACAAAGATAGACCTAGTTGTGAAATATCTACAACCATTCATTTAGGTGGAGATCCTTGGTCTATATTTGTAGAAGGCACAGAAGTCTTGCTTGATGTAGGGGATATGTTAGTATATAGTGGTTGCGAGTTAGAACATTGGAGAGAACCCTTTGAAGGAAACACTTGCGCTCAAGTATTTCTTCATTATAACCATGTAGATGGTCCTTTTGCTAAAGACAATAGGTTTGACAAAAGGCCGATGTTAGGTATTCCTAAATAAGGAATATATAATATAATGGAGTTCTATGTTACAAAAAGTTAGATTTCAACCAGGGTTTAATAAACAAGTTACATCAACGGGTGGCGAGAGTCAGTGGGTTAATGGTGACAATGTTAGGTTTAGATATGGTTTACCAGAAAAAATAGGCGGTTGGGCTCAATTAGGTTCGGTTGACATTACAGGTCGTAACACAGCTATTCACCATTTTATAAATACATCAGGTATCAAGTACGCAGCATTAGGTACAAATAGAATTTTATACGCTTACTCCGGTGGTATTTTTTATGACATACATCCAATCAAATCTACAACAACTTTAACAAGTGCATTTACTACAACTAATGGATCGGCAACGGTTACATTAACTTTTTCATCGGCACATAACGTTGATAAAGGAGACATTTTATTATTAGATAATTTTACAGCTATTACAAATTCTAATTTTAATTCAGCAAATTTTGTTGATAATAAATTTCAAGTAACCTCAATTCCAACAACTACTACACTAACACTTACTATGGCATCTAATGAATCAGGATCAGGTGCAAGCACCTCTGGTGGCATTAGAGTAAAACATTATTATCCAGTAGGGGTAGCTCAAGAGGTTGCATCAACAGGTTGGGGATTAGGTCAATGGGGTGGTACAGTATCAGGAACATTTACTTCAACACTTGCATCAGGAATTAATGCATCAGTTACATCTTTAACATTGGCAAGTGCATCGTCTTTTCCAACATCTGGAACAGTTCAAATTGGTTCTGAACTAATTACTTACACAGGAGTTACTAGTAATACTTTAACAGGTTTAACTAGAGGAGCTGTAGGTACAACAGCGGCAATACATTCTTCAGGAGCAGAAGTAAGAGACTCTTCAGGATACGCAGGTTGGAATACAGCAGTATCAGGTGACGTAGTAACAGCTCCTGGTGTATGGTCATTAGATAATTTTGGTAACAAACTTGTTGCAACAATAACGGGTGGCGAAAGTTTTGAATGGGACTCAAACCCAACAACTGCTAATAGCACTAGAGCAACAGTTATTCCAAGTGCTCCAACAGCATCAGAATTTAGTTTAGTATCAACACCAGACAGACACTTAATATTTTTTGGAACAGAAACAACTATTGGAGATCCTACTACAAAAGATCCAATGTTTATAAGATTCTCGTCACAAGAAGATATTAATACCTACACACCGAGTTCAACTAACACCGCAGGTACACAAAGACTTGCAGATGGATCTAGAATCGTAGGAGCAATTCGTGGTAGAGATGCTATTTATGTTTGGACAAATACTGCAATGTTTATTATGAGATTTGTCGGACCACCATTTACATTTCAATTCCAACAAGTAGGTACTAACTGTGGATTGATTGGTAAGAATGCAGCAGTAGAAGTTGATGGTACAGCATACTGGATGTCTGATAATGGTTTCTTTAGATACACAG